TATTATAACATAATCAGTACATCTTGTCAAGTATTTATATCATAAAAAAAGCCCTCTTGCGAGGGCTTTGAAACTCTAAAATAAGTTGGTTTTTATAAATTACTCATCAATACCTGTGATAGGTGTTAATTGACCGATTGCATCGGCATCTTCGGCCGTTCTGTCTGCGACCATTATTATTTCGTGGTCCGGGTCTTCGTTTCGGACATATGGCTCATCATATTCTCCATCTGGGTCCGTAGGCCACTTAATCAAATGATTAGGCACCGCGGCCCAATCTTGAGGAATATCTCGTAATTTCTGACGATGGTCAAGCCATTTCTGTTTAACATCAGCAGGCATATCTTCAGCGATTCTAGAATCAGTCTGCTTCAATTTTGCATTGCGTTCTTTCCGTACGAAATCATCATCATATCGGCGAAAATCAGTCCTGATTACTAGAGGTTTAGTATAATCATCTAGAATATCATTCTCAGAGAAAATCAATCTAGGGTCAGACGGGTCTGCTACGACCGCATTGTCATCTTCTACAGGACCAACTCTAATTTCATAAAGTTTTCTCTCTCCAAAGCCACCAAAAAGCATACCAATTTTGATTGTATTCTCATCCGTGTCTGCTTTAAGTTCTTTTGCTTCTAGATTTAAAGGAACAGGACGTTCTGTATAGTCGTCTTTGTCCCAAGTCTGTTCGATTCTTTTCGACTCCCTATCAATCCATAGGATTAGAGTTGACGGACCATCATAACTTTGCGTAGACGTTTTTCCTAACGCTTTGGTTGGGACAGCCTGCTCGAACTCGTCTGGTAAGTCGTAAGTTACGATTTTTTTAACGTGTGCCATTTTCTAATCTCTCCTAATTATTTATTGATATGTCACTTTGACTAATCCGCCGGCACCGAAACCACCTACACAAGGTGTGCCTGCTCCGACCTGGTTACCTGCTCCGCCACCGCCTGGGAAGGCTGAATGATGACTACAGCAAGCCATATTACCAGTACACCAATGTTTTCCAGAACCCATACCGGACACTGTAAATGGTCCCGCTGGTCCACCAGAAAATGTGACTGTATCTGAACAACAATCATACTGTTTCTCGAATGAAGCATTAATGCCTCTGAAACACATATCGCCACCTTGAGTTGCTTCGTTACAATTATGTGATACCCAACCAGCGTTATAGTTTCCTTTATCACACTGGAGATTACCAATATGACAGTTATAACAAGATGAATTCATATCCCAAGATGTTGAACCACCGTGTCCACCTATCGCACAAAAGTTTGATAAGCCTGGTCCGTTTACATAAGATGTACAGCCGTGTCTACACGCTCGGTTACACGTGGTGCAACAAGAACATTGTGAAGTACCGCCAGAACATAATGTATATGCTGATTCACTACCTGAAGCAGAACTAAAGTGTCCAGCCGCTTCGCATATAGTTTTTTCGTTATAGTTACCGCCAGCACCACCGTGACCAGTGTCATAATCGTGTCCAGCAGAACCACCAGGTCCGCCACCAGAAAGAATTTCAAACGTAATTATTTGAGTTCCAGTCGGTACAGTCCAGTGTAAGCAACAACCACCATTAGTCACTGACCAATGATTTGTGTTGTAAATGAAAAAATGTTTTTGTGGTTCTGAAGATACTCCAGAATCAATCAATCCTTGAATAGTCGCAACGCCAGTAGAAACCGCAGTGTCTATGGTGCCTTCAGCGACATCTTGAAAATTATGAACTTCTTGAATCTCTTCATAAACGTGGTTTGCCATTAACTCTAACGCTTGGTCAGTGTTTTTGGCCATTTGGTTCATTTTACCAAGTGTTAAAATATCCATTATTCGTCTCCCTCTGATATGGCCCAGTCTCTGTCGGCCGCGTTATTTCTTATCTCCTCGGGAGAATCTGGATGTGGTACTGTATGAACTTCTACATCTGCATAGTCTTGAGGAATATCACGCAATTTCTGGCGATAAGTCTCCCAAGCATCCTTCTCAGGACCGTCAGGTAACATAGTTTTCTGGTCAGTATTTTCTAGCATTAAATTTCTAACTGCTCGAATTTCTTCCCAAGATTCAGGCATCCCAAAGTCTTTTGGATTCATAAGAACTAAATCCCACTCTTTTTTCTTGAAATCCCATCTTGTTTCAAAGCGATTGTAGACGTGGTCAGGTGGAAGGCTTCCGTTCGCTGGTCGTCTGTAATAAACAACTCCGTCAAGTTTATCTTCTACTTGAGGTAGATTATCGTAATTAGGAGTATCATCTCCTACTGTTTCTGGTTTTGTCCAGATAGCACAAAGATGAGGATTCTTTTTACAATCTATTTCAATTCGTTCTGCATCAAGAGGAACCGGTAGGGCTCTAATAGCATCTGACTGGTCATCTCCGTCATAATTCTCTATGTCTCCATCATCAAGATAATTCGTCTTGATAGGATTTGCGTTCCATTTGCCTTTGTTGTCTCCGTCCTTATACACTTGTACCCAGATAGTGTCTGGTCCGAGATAATCTAACGTAGCAGTGTTCCCGGCTTTCATACTCTGGGATAAATACTTATCCGGCACTGGATACGTCATTTTAATATTCAATTTAGCCATTTTTAATTTATCTCCTAATTAACTTTTAAGACCAATACGTGACAACTACTGCGCCACCGCCACCGGCTTTACCGCAACAGCAACTACCAGAAGTCATTCCTGAGTATCCACCAACTCCAGGGGAGGCAGGTGAACCGCCAGAGTGCATACCGAAAGTACACGCATCTGGTGAATGAGCATCTCCAGTTCCTAAAGGACCTGGTGAACCTGATGCAACTTCCCATAATCCGCCGGCACAATAATGATTACTGTGTAGCCAAGAAGAACGTCCCGGTTGACCATAATCTCCACCGTGTACTGCGGCACAACCAAAACAAGTATGACAACAAGTGTAACAGTTAAAACTTCTACATTGATGCTGACCAACGTGACCGCCAAGGGCACAATAGTTTGATAAGCCTGGTCCAGTGACATAACTTGTATGTCCTCTTCCTATGCTACTGCCAGGATAGCAACAACCTGTTCCAGCAGAACAAATCTGATATACTGAAGAACCGGCAGTAAAATCGCCGTCATCTTCGCTCAAGTGTTTTACTACATATCCACCAGCACCGCCGGGGATTCCAACCATCATACAACAACAAGCACCCCAACCTGAAGCGCCTCCGCCGTACATTTCAAACTTAATTGCAGTCGTGTCAGCAGGTACTGTCCAAGCACAACTATGTCCATTGTAGTTTATTGCTTCTTGACCTGTCTGTCCGTTTCCTCTATTACAACCAACAAACAATTGACGTACTGGACCACTTCCACCGCCGCCACCAGCGGCAACTAAAGCATCAATTCCGTCTTGAACAACTTGATTCAGTACAGTTATATTGCCGGCTTGAAAGTCACATACGTCTTTAAGTGCTTGGAAAGTCGAGTTGGCTAGATATTCCAAAGTTTGGTCGACATCTTTTGCCATAGCATTCATCTTGCCAAGTGTTAGAATATCCATTTATTTCTTCTCCAATTTAACTTTAATACTCATATCTCTATTTATATTAAATATATTTATATAATTAATCATTGCTTATTAAGCCTCCCAAACATCTTTGAGTGTAATAATGCCCCTCATATCTTCGAGGTTACCATCATATTTATTAGATGCGTATAGCAATGATGCAGGAGTACCCAAAGTCCAAGACATCGTTTTGAATGCCCATTCGTCATTCAACGTATGTCCATTTGGATTCTCAAATTGAATCATAATGCCATTTTTAAAGTTTGTTCCAGCAGTATTGTTGGCTGAGAACGGAGAAGCATCATCATTTCCTTCTGGGCCATATAGTGCTAAGTCTGTATTAACATTGTTGATTGATGCACCTGCTAGTTCAACTGGGCCTGCAACCATTACAACAGGTTGCTTATATGCCGTCCCAGGATTAGTCATAACTACTTCTGAAATATTACCAGCAACTCCTAGCGTAGCAGTGCCTTCTGCACCGTAGCCAGTAGGTTCTGGATGCTCATCGATAACCATAACTCTAGTAAAACCATCTACATAATCCTGCCAATCTTCAACAATCGTGGCTGCCCCAATACCGTCATTGAGTACAACACTTCCTGCAAAGCCACCACCAACTGATTTAGAGGCTGTTCCAACCCATCCACCAGAATCTGAAACATTAATCATCGGCTCATCGTAAGATTGTCCTCTTGACGTTAAGACAATATCTGTAATTACGTTATTAAGGTCAACTTTAAGAGTTGCGCCTCCGCCTGTACTATTCGGGTCATTGATAACAAAATCAATGTCGTGGTAATTAGAACCACCGGTAACTACAGTTACGCTAAGAATTTCACCGAGAGTAATTGCGGGCGTCCAAGTTTCAGAAGCGCCTTCACAAGCACCTTGGTCTGTATACTGAGTATCAGAACAATATTCTGCAACAGCCGCGGTCGTCATAACTGGTCTCAAGATTGCTCCTGAACCAAATATACGGTCAATCTCAGTTACTCCGTCAATATCATATACTGGAGTTCCAGTCGGGTCAATCGCAATAATCTGAGTTGTAGATGAATAACCAGTGCCTGCAGTAAGTACATCAACAACAGCGATAGAACGATTAAGTACTGGATAAGCATAAGCCCCTTCACCAGGGCCAGATACGTCAACGATTCTAACAGAGTCGCCTGAAACATAACCTTGTCCAGGTCTGTCTACAGCAATATTAATAACAGTTCCTGCGACATCTACAGTAGCGAGTCCTCGAACTCCACCACCAGTTGTTGAAATCATATCGACATATACATTATTATCACGTACCCAAAGAGTCGCTTTAATATTTGTATCATTGTCATCATAGAGGTCATACTTGTCTGTAACTTCAGTTTCTTTTGTAACAATATACGTGAACGTAGCGTTCTGAGGAATATCACCTGAATCGAACATCCCATCAGCGTGAGTTACAGTGTGTGCTTGAATATCAAGATTTGTAAAAGTAAGTGTGTCTCCAACATTAGCAGAGATAATCGATGGAACAAACGCATTGTTCTGAATATCAACTGCAACTGTTTTGGCAGTCGAATCAGTATATCCAGTTCCTGCATTACTTACTGAGAAACTAGCAATACCACCGTCTACTAAGCCCATTGAAGCCGTTGCCGCGACAGCGGGTGAACCACCGTTAATAGCAACTGTGTCTGCCGGGTCATAGTCTGCTCCACCATTCGTCATAACAACATTTTCTACTACACCGCCCGCGGTTAGTTTTACATAACCGGCTGCCAAACCACCAGTTGAGGTAGTAAATGCAAGAGTAATTAATGGATTGACTGTGTGAGTAGTAACAGTGAGAGGGTGAGTATGAGCGCCTGAAGTTCCTGTAAATACGAAAGAATTATTAAATTCGTTCCACATTACAACTTGGTCGTGCGTGTGTCCAGCATCAACAGTTGTTGAAGTGACTTGACCACCGCCCATAATTGTATCAACTTCTGTTTGTGTTAATTGAATTGTATGAGTATGTCCGTCGCCACC